TCCCTCCCGCTCGCGCCCAACGCTTGAATTCATACCCCGCATTAATTACCTTGCCGGCATTAAAAAGTTTGAGGAGAGTAGATCTGCGGAGTGCCCCAGCGCCACAGTTGTATGCAAAATCCAACAAAGCGATGAACTGCCCTTGCGTTACCGCGACCCTGACAGATCGGGACAGCACATCACGAAGACGGTAAAGCTCAGACTCCAGAAGCTCGTCTGCCTCCTCTTGAGTAATCTTTATGTTCCTGATGACAGGGTTCCCAGATGCCAGGCGTGTAGAGCCATAACCCACAGTCCATACCCCCGCAGGATCCCGGTAGGAAGCCAGCCGGCACCCCTCGTTCGACTTAATGAAGGGAACCGCAATCGCCGGGTCCCACACCGAAAATTCTTTCTTTTCAGCCATGATCTCTCCTTATTTTGTCAGCCAAAGGACAAGAACTGCTGTCACGGCTGGGGCAATAAACGCCCTGACAATCCCGAGCAAGAACTCTCTTCTTTCCTTTTGTTTCTCTTCAAATTCGGCCCGCACACGCCTTTCAATTTCCTGCTCTTTCTGCATATCCATAAGCACACCAACCTCTTGCTTTAGTTTTTGAATTTCAGCTATACTGGCGTTGTGCAGAAGTTCCTGTGTGTAAAGTGGGATAAAAAAAGCCCTCGGGAGTTCGTTCCTCTCGAGGGTTTTCGTTTGATGGGGAGGGGCCCCTATCCTTCTATTTGTCTCTGTGCTGCCGGTGAATCTCTCCCCCGCTCACCACATCTGACGCCATCGCCTCTGACCGCTCTTCCATCGCTTTCAGCATCTTGCGGACCGGTGCCGGGATGATTGATCCATACCCCATGCGCTCAATGTTTTCCAAGATACTGCCAAAGTCGTTCAGGCAGAAAGCAAAGACCGCCGCATCCCTAACACTGACGAAGGGTATAACCGAAGTGATATCCAGCCCATGGCAAAGCGCCACGAGGCTCAGCATGACGATCTTTTTGGTGATGCCAAGGAACCCCGTACGGGAATTCCACTGCCCGGTCTTCATCGCGGCATAAGTACCGCTCAAATAGTCGACTACGATAAAAACAAACAGCCACTCAATCGCGTCATCGACCGGGCCAAAAAGAAAGGAGCACAAGGCCCCCAGAATCCCGCCAACCGCCAGAAAAACGCGGGATGAAAAATCAGGGATCAGATCCACCATAAGCGTAAAGCCTCTATATACCTTTTCCCTTATCCAAAGTGCTTAAAAACAGCAACCCGCGCGGTGTGCTGGCAGGTCTTGCCGACTGATGGCGCCTGCCACAGCTTCCACCCAAGGCACACCCGAAGGCATCGTGTTTTGTGCCACGAGTACTGATGCACCAGATAGAACTGGAAAGCAGCCACTTTCCCATCACGCTCTATCCATCTGAGCACCTTCCCCGAGTGCCCGCCGTTGTTATCCGCGGTCGCCTCATCCCCTTCAAAACCGTAGACATCACCCGCTTCGACCACAAACCCAAGCGGCGGCGTGCTCTGAGCAACGACGCCGGGGTTCCTCCACATCCACCAGACACGGCGGATATACTGGCTCTTCCATCGACTACGGTTATAGCTGTCTCCATCCAGATTGGTAGACGCTGTGCTCGCCCATCGAAGCCACTTAGGGAGATAGCCGTCGCTATCCGCCAGCAGTACCGCGAGAGGCGCTATTGCCCACGATGCAAGCGTAATGGCAAAGGAGACAGGGATTAGCATGAGCCACTTCAAAACGCAAAAAGCCATCTCTAGTTCTCTCCTACCCCTTCCAGCGCTTCAACACGCTTCCGAAGGCGGTTCACCTCATCTACAAGCGCCGTGACTACGGCGCTGTAGTCAAGCGCCAGAAAGCCCTCCTTATCCTCTACTACGGCTTCGGGGATAACCTTCTCAACCTCCTGAGCGACAAGACCGACGTGTGTCTTACCGTCGGCTTCCAACGTATAGCGGTAAGCGGTAAGGCTCGAGAGGTCAGGGTGTATCGGAGTCAGCCCGGTTTTCTTCCTCGCATCAGAGGTCTGGACGAACGCGGCTGCCGACATCGTCCCGGTGCAGCTCTGATTTCCGTAGTTCGTAAGGATCGCCGCCCATCCGCCCGCGGGGAATGTCCCATCTAACAAAGACCACCCGCCTTCGAAAACGCTGGTGGTTATGGGATAGCCGTGGGCAAAAAAGTCGATATTTTTGTTGCCACCGTTATCTGCTGTGAATTGCTTGGCTTTGACAACCCCAGTTACCGCCAGATCGCTATTGACGTTTAGCCGCACCGAAAAAGTTTTAGCCCCGGTGATCGTCTGGTCTCCGCCAAGCGTCACGGCGGTACTCGCGTCCTGCTTCGACGAAATCTGGCTCGCCAAATCCGACTGTACGGAGCTAAGCTCGTCCTTTTTCGCGTAACCAGCAAGAACAGAATCCGCCTCAATCGCCCGGATGGAGCTGATCGCTGTTGCCTGAGCCACCTCTACCGCTGAAACCGCGGCAGTTCTCTCTGTTGTGATATCAAGCTTCGCCTGCGCTATATCTGACTCGATCTGAGTCTTGTCTGCCGAGACCGCAGACTGAGACGCCGCCGCGGCAGAAGCACTCGCAGAGGCATTCTTTTCGCTTGTAGCCGCATTAGACGCCGATGCCGACGCGGCATCCGCATAGGACTTTGCGGAAGATGCCGACCCACTGGCCGCAGTAGCGGAAGCGCTGGCTGAATCAGCTGAACTCTTTGCCGCAGAGGCAGAGCTGGAAGCGACATTAGCGGATGACGCCGCCGCGGTTGCAGATTTGCTGGCCGCAGTTGCGCTAGCAGAAGCCGCGCTCACAGAGGCATCAACGGCTTTCTGAGCGTTCGCGATTGCCGTTTGAGCCTCGCTGGATTTTGCCGCAACGGCATCCGTTGCCGTCTTCTGAGCCGCTTGAACCGCAGAAACGGACGTCTTCTGAGCATTGCCAACAGCCTCAACCGCCGCGTCTTTGGCATCAGAAATGGCCTGCTTGCCATCGCTGATGGTCGAGGAAGCCGAAGCCGCGCTTGCCGCCGCATTGTCAGCATATGTCTTGGCGTTCTTTTCGCTCGTCTTGATTGCGTCAAGGATATCCTGAGCCTGAGCCTTGACGTAATTCGCTTGCTCGCCGCCAGTGGCATCGAGCTGAGCAATCAACTCTTCGAGCTTCGTTTGAAGAGATGCCTTGCCCGCCTCAATGTCGCTGTTGACAGCTTCGCCCTTGGCGGTGATGGAGGAAACCTGCTTGCTCCCCTCATCCTGAATCTGCTTGATCTTCTCAGCAGTTTCAGAAACAACGCCATTTGCCGCAGCTTCCGCGCGATCAGCCGCAGCCTCAGCCTGATTCTTGAAGGCCTCGGCTCTAGAAGCCCGTTCCTTGAAATCCGCGAAGACATCAGCGAGCTGATGTAGATTTGTGATGGACGGCTCAAGGCCAGCCTGCTCGATCACGGCCATGAATTCTTCCGTGATCATGTGATACCAGTAGGCGCCGATCACAGTAGGCATCTTCTTCGTTGCCTTGTTGCCGTCCTGAGGGTATTGCGTAGTGATCGGGTTCTTCGGAGGCGATGGCGGCGTATCCGAAGCGTCCGAGTAATAAAGCCTCTTCATTTGTTCTCCTTGTCTCCTTCATCCTTGTGATGACAACGAGCCTTGAAAAAATCCCACGTCTTCCAGACGCCAGGGATTGCGCCGATCAGCAGGACAATGGTGTAAATGAGCGTGATTGTTGCAACCATGTCAGGCACCGAAATATTAAAAACATTGCACCCCGATACCGCATAAGCCGGAGTGCCCTTGCGAAATGTCGGCTCAGAAAAAAAGGCGGCGATGCTATTGAGCATCCCGCCCGGCTTGGTGAAATCGCACACGCGAACCTCCCATAAAAAAGCCCGGGGGATCCCGGGCACTACCTACTTGATGACCGCCGCCAGAGCGTCCTTGTCGGCCGCTATTCGGCGAGATAGCTCTGCACCTTCGCCAGCCAGTCCGACACCCTCCGCGAGTAGTCGCTCGCATCGGGCGAGGCGCTCGCCGCCACCGTCTCCGGCACCGCTGGCCTTGTCGGCTTCGGCGCGGGCGCTGAGTTGGTCGCGCAACCTGCCAGCGTCAGCCCGCAGAGCGCGGACGCTAGCAAGAGCCTTGTCCCTCTGGGCGAGCGCATCCATGAGCGCGTCCTGCTGCTTTGCGTAAACCTCATAGCTTTCTTTCTCCTGCGCCGCGATACGTTCCTGTGCCTGAGCCTCGGCCCGGTCAGCCTTCGAGCTGTAGTAGTTGCCGAACGCAAACCCGCCAGTTACAAAGCCGATCAAGAACACGGCCCACAGGCCAATCGTTAAGGCCCGGTCATATGTCATTGCTTCGCCCCCTGCTCCATGCTGTTTACTAGCAGGCGGCACGTGTCCCGTTGCTGTTCGGCTACGCGCAACTCAGTCTCCAACTTCTTGGCCTTTTGGTTGCTGTTGGACGAATCCCCCGCCCAAAACAGAAAGGAAAGAAACGCCCCCGCTACAAAACCAGAAATAGGAACAACGATAAACGCGAAAAAGTTCCATGTGCTTTCACTACTCACCTTAGCCTCTCCTGTTAATAATCCACAATTCTATGAATCATTAGGAATCATGGGGATATTTGTTCGCTTTCGATTCCCTGCACGCATTTCTGATACTCGCTGTTGCGCCGATTCGTCAGGCCCTTGCTCACCACCCGGCGCACGACCACCGTGCCGTCAGGCTGCCGCGCCCTCACTTTCGCCGTGTTGAAGCTACGGATAGCCTCACACGCCGCCCGATACTGCCCGGCCCTGAGCTTCGGCCTGATCGAAGACTTGCACACGGCCCCTGCGCCCACGTTGTACGCAAGCGCCACGTACGCGTCCCACTCGCCATGCGTGAGAAGCACGTCATCACCGAAGCACGACTGGAGGGCTCGCTCGGTCTTTCCGACATCCTTCCCTAGCGTGTTGAGCGCCTGAACAACCGTGACCCGCGTCCCGGGCTTCACCTCGGGACCCGTGTGCCCGAAGCCCACCGTGCTGATGCCGCCCGTGTCCTTGTAAGCCGTTGCGCTGTAGCCCTCGTATCCGGCGATGGCGAGGAGGCCGGAGGCAGAGAGGGCGAGAAGAGTGGGTTTGAGTCGTGTCATTTCTTCCCTCCTCTCAGATCTTCCTTAAGGCGCAGAAACATCGAGGCCGCCTTGATCCACAAGATCGCAACGGCGGCCCCCATTCCGATAAGTCCAAGGATCAGGAAGGCGGCCGCTTGCCATGTAAGCTCTTCCATCTCAAGCAATCCTCCAATATCGAGCCCTGCTAAAATGATCTTCATCGGGAGTCGTCTCCTCCTGATAAAAAGAGCCCGCGGGGAGTGCAACCTCCTTGCGGGCTTGTTGTTTATGCGTGCTCCTCAGATATGGATGCAGGGCAGCAACACCAAGGCCGGGGGCTGCACCGTGTTGCTTCGGCCGTAGATGCCATTGGAGCGAGAGGCATCAAACGCAATGACGCCGCTCCTTGCTTTGCCATCACCATTAGCGCCAGAGCTCGATCCGCTCAAATAAAAAGCTCCAGTCTTCCATCCCTGGCCATCATCGGCGTTACCGTCAAACGTTCCGGTAATATTGGGAAGCCCCGGCTGCCTGTATTCGCCCACGTTCCCAACGCCTCCCCATGCGACCCGATCAATCAGATACGGCACGTTGAATGTGGTTGATCCGTTGCCGCCGCCAAATCTCGTTCCGATCGTTGCAAACAGATTGGCGTAAGCCGTGCGGGAAACCGCCCGGCCATCACAGATGAGCCAGTTGCTGTTCGGCGCGGTTGTATTCGAGAAGAACATGATCATGCCGGGAGGAACCACTTCAACCTGAGCGACCTTGTCCTGAAGCTTGGCAACTGCGGCCGTGAGAGCCTCGCCAACCTTCTTGATCCTCGCATCGATCGAGGCGTTCAATTGGCTGTTGTCGTGGCGATCGGGGGTCAGATCGCCGCCCTTGATCGCATTGATCAGCTCCATCGTGATCGCGTTGTACCATTGGGCGCCCGGAACGGTTGCCTGAATGCCGCCGCCAGAAGATCCATCGGTCGGATATCCGGTCTGCAGGTCATCAGGAACCGTGGGCTCATTCTGAACCGCGCCGCTCAAGAAAATCCTATCCATTGATCTTTCTCCTCATCATCTGCAGGTTAATGTCTTCTGCATCGTCCTTGAACGAGTAATAGCCAAAGTACAAATCTGTATGCGCTGGCGCGTATCGCTTGATCAGGCACTCAATAAGTCGGTCGCCCCACCAGGCGAGCGCCTCGTTCACCGGCCCCAGCGTGTTGTGGTACCCCATAACCGACCCGGCCCCTGTCATTACGTCGACCCGCCAGATGTGCCGCCAGTTCTCCCCGCAGACAGCGTCCATTGAGGTTGACTGCACGGAGTGCTGGCGGAACTCATCGATGACGATTCGGTATCCGAACATCTCTGCAAGCTCGACAAAGTAGGACCGATCCTGCCTGCCGATGTTCTTGATCTTGTACATGAGCAGTGTGCGCAGCGTCGTCTGATTGGCACTGGACCAGGCTCGAATGCAGTCGTCAGGCAATCCCCAGTCGTCCAGCCAGTTCTCAAACGTCTCCACCGCGAAGCGAGGGTCGGCTTCTCGCATCAGCGTCCGCACTCGGGAATCAACGCGGCTGAACTCCTCGGCCCAAACCTCGATCATCATGCCCATGAGGGATGTGGCGTCGCCCCTCGGCCATGCCGGGCCCGGAGGGAGAAGCTGCTTCAGCATCCGGGCATACTCTGCCTGCGTTGTCAGTTCCATGTGATCGTCCCCAGCGTGAGAAGCTCATTTGTTCCCGCTGTCGGATTGGCAGTCGGAGACACGAGGACATGGTCAACCTCTCCCGCCGCGGCCGAAATGGCTGCTCTTATGTGCGAAAGATAGATGCTCCTCGAGGGCTCGCTTTCCTTCATGAACAGGTCCTTGAGCTCGGCCTCGACAGCCGCCCGGACATCAGAAGTGTCTGGGGTAAGCGTGCTGATTTCGATATCGACCGCCTTGAGCGTCGGGCCCATGACCGTCACGTCGGCAGTCACCGGGCGCTTCTCGTCGATATAGGCCTGCACCTGCTTCACCATTTCGGTCGTCGGCGAAATGTCAGCCAGATCGTCGCAGACAAACCTCACGACAACGGTCCCGTCCCCGTTTTCAAGCGGATAGCACCAGGCTCGAGTCACCCCCGGGACGGCCAGCGCCCACTGGACATAATCGGATGAGGTTCCGCCGTGCGGCGTTTCTCTCTGCCTTGCGAGCACGCGGGCCCGCAGGCTTTCATCGTCCTCTGCATCAGCTCCACCCGCTATTCCCTGAGACTCAGCCTCGGACATCACGCCTTCGATCGGAGAGATCAGCGTGAGAGTGTCGCCCGATTCGATGTTCCCCGCCTCGCCGGCCACCAGAGCTTCAACAGACGCAACGCCGCTCGAATCCGGAGCGACAGTCACCTGGAACTGCTGCTCGTCTCCGCCCTGCAGAATGGTCCCTACAGGCACGTTCACAACGCCGTCCTGAAAGCTGAATTTCACTGTTCCGGAGGCTTTTGCCGCGGCCTTCCTTGTGATTCCGAAGATTGAAGCATGGCGGTCGAGATGCTCGGAATCCGCCGTGTCAACGAAAATCTGTTTGGAGACGTACTCGATGAAGCCGTGCAGCTCATGGCTCGCCCCTGCCAGCACCCGGCTGTAAACGGTCGCGTTGCTTCTGCGCACCTGCGGAACGCTCAGACGCGACTGGATTCCCGAGCTTATGCGGGCAATCAGCTCCCGCAGCGTTGGTCTAACAAATGCCATCATTCGCTCCAAATGTCTTGAAACCTCATGCCGATCAGGTCTGCGTCGCTCGGTTTCTGAATCGTGACCGTTAGATTCAGCTGGTCGGCGCCCCCTCGGTCTGCGGAAACGTCCACGCTTTTGGCAATGCCGTCATCTATCATCCACTGCAGCGCCGCCGCGGCGTATTCCTGAGCTTTAAGCATGGTCTCCTGCGTCACCTTCGAGCGGGACAGCAGCCAAAGCTTCGATCCGAAATGGTCGCCCGTATCATCCGCATAGGTGTCGCCCCACCAGCCCTGCTTCGAGTCCCCTGGGAGTTCGTCTGAATCCAAAGCCCGCGCCCATGAAAAAAGGCTGTTGTACACAGCCCTTCGCAAATCGTCATCGCAGAAATCTGAGAGCGTTGATTCAACGCCGTTGAGCATCAGAATCATTTGACCAAGCTCCACGAAAAGGACGCGGCGACCATCACCAGGCAGACGATAAAGACCCACGGAAGGACTCTTCCCCACAGCCGAAGTTTTTGATCAGGATCGAGAAGTTTCAAGATCACCATTGCTATAATTTCCATATGTCCTCAGTGCTGTTGAGGTCATAAAAAAGCCCAGCCAGATGCCCGTCTGACTGGGTTTAGTTTTGTGCGCTGCGGGTTTTCAGATCAGCGCCTTCAGCCCCGCTTTGATCAGCTCCAGTGTGATCGGCACCGAGGCCTCCGCCGCTTTTTTCGATACCAGCCGCCAAACGGGATCGCTTCTTAAGGCCCCCAGCGTGTCATGCCCGGACATCGTCAGGCGGGGGGCGTTTAGATTGAACCCCCACTTACCTCCATGCAGTCTTTTGACCGTCACCACCCCCGCCACAAGGTTCGAATCTTGCAGAAGCAGCAGATGTCCGAAGACCAGATCGCGCCTGCGGATCGCCTCTTCCCGATCCTGAGGATCAATTTCATAGTCCGGAGCGTCGTTCACCTCGTTCAAATATTCCGGGAGCGATTCATCTTCGAACCTCTCCATCAGAAGCTTCATCGTCTTCCAGCTACGCTTCATATTCGCCTCACATCTTCTGATCGGGAGCCGAGCCGCCGTTGTGGGTGTGGCTGTTGTATGTGTCGCGGATGGCCTGCAGGCGGCCATTGCTGTCGTAGACCTGAGCCTTGCCCTGAATGTCCCCATTCACGATCAGCTTTCCCGTGACTATGGTCTCAGGAGCGTCAATTGTCACGGAGTCAGAAGTCTTAACGGTAACCGGCGAGTCTTTTCCTTCCACTACGATCCCGGATCGGGAGAAGTAAACCTTTCGCCCCAGATCATCGAAAACGCATACCTCGCCATCCTTGAGTCCCGTGGGGCGGCAGCGTCGGTCGGTGATGCAGAAAGCGATCGTGTGCTCTCTGTCACCCGCCAGGGAGGCCGCAAGCACTTCAGCCCCCGTTTTAGCCTCGGAAGTGAAGCCGTACGGTTCGAAATGCTCGACATCATCACGCAGGTCGTCGGCGAAGAGCTGAACCTGCACCGTCCGCATCTTCCGGGCGGCGTTCTTTGCCAGCAACACGCCTCTCGTGACCAAATCAATCAGACCGTTGCTCATAATTTGCCGGACCCCGCTTTGGCAAGGAAAGTCGTTCCTTTCTTGGCCTGTTTCGTTTTGGTAGATTTGGCTGTTTTACCTTTTTCGGCATCCGGTAGATCTGTAACTGCAAACGCCCAAGGGGATTTCAACTCCATCGTTGTCGTAGATCCGTCTTGATCAAGCTTATAGCTAATTTTTGAAACCAAGAGCGTTTGGTTAATATCTAGCATTGGGTCTTTTACTACGACGTTCATGTTTTGTTTCCACAAATCCCCGTTGCTTTGTCTCCAGCCCTGCACCTGATAAGTCAGAACATCAGCATTCCCAATTGAGTTTGCCATAATGTGCTCTGCTCTGGCTTGAAGCTCTTTTCGGGTTCTGTTTCCCGACTGCTCGGTTATAGATACCCTATTTCTTGAGAAATTTTCGTTTTCTGCCGGTGCGGATAATGAATTATCAGGTGTCTTATTTTTGCTTTCCGGATCTGTTCCTTGTCCAATAACAATATAGGTTTTAAAAACTTTTGATATATCGTGCTCTCTGGATCCCGTCAATATGTTTTGCCCATATATTAGATGATCATGGGCATTTCCATTTTGCCCAGTTTTCCCGATAACCAATTTTCCAAATTCGTCATCGTTTATAAGAAGACTATTCGCCTTAAGCAGATTTACAATCCCTCGGCCTATAGTTTCATGAGTAGAAAAATCTATAGACCGAGTATTTTTTGCCAAGCCATTATCAATTGTTTCTATGCCGTAATACCCAGCCACCGTTTCTATTACAGAAGAAACACGCGCGTTCTTCCACTGATTCGGTTTTTTGGGTGGAATCATGCATTCTTCTAAATCGACCGTTTTGCTTTTAATCGTTATTTGAATCTGTGTATTGTTTCCAGAATAACTAACATTTTTGCTAACTACATATCCCGTCAAAACAGTATCAGAGCCTATTTTTACAACGGCCTCAGCTC